CTACCATAAGGGTGATCAGACATTTTCTCTCAGAAATGGTGGAACAATCTATTTTAGAACCGCAACGGACCCTGACTCAGTGGAAGGTATCACTAATGTTAGGGCTGTGTGGCTTGATGAAGCGGGTAAATGTAAATATAGATTCTGGACTAACATTGAAGGCCGAGCTGCAAGAACCAACGCTCCAATTATCTGCACTACGACTCCGTATGCAATGAACTGGCCCTATAAAGAATTAATTAAACCGCTAAAACGTGGAGATAGAAAGGATGTCGCTTACTTTCAATGGACATCTAAAGATAATCCCTCATTTCCAATAGAACACTATGAGCGCCAGCGTCAGATTTTAGATTCTGTTACTTTTGCAATGAAATACGGTGGGGAACATCACCAAAGGGTAGGTCTTGTTTATCCATTCGATGACACTAAGATCATTAAACCGTTTCAGCTCCCAGAGGGAACTAAGTTCTATGCTGGGCTAGATTGGGGATTTACTAATCCAATGGCTCTAATCATTCGTGGGCTTACTCCAGAAGGAAGAGACATTCAGGTCTCAGAGTTTTACGAATCAGGAGTGTATCCAGATGATATTGCACATCTGATTAAACAGAAGGCTTCAAGCTATGATATTCAAAAGATTCTTGCAGACCCGGCTGATCCTGGGAAAATAGCACAACTTCAGAGATATGGTCTTCCGGTAATTGCCGCTGACAATGATAAGCAGGCGGGGATTGATGCTCATTCTCAAGTGGTAAAATCAAATCGATTTTTTATCTTTGAAACTTGTAAGCATACGATTGATGAGTATGAAACTTATTCTTATAAAGAGCATGATGACGATGATAAGAATGCTAAAGAAGAGCCGCTTAATGTGAAAAACCACGCCATGGATGCAAATAGGTATTTATCGTATTACTTAAGACAATCTGGTTTATATTTTAATGAGCGCCCAAGAGTTCATGCCGCTGAAAAACAACAAAGAGATGAGACATCACCTAAGACCCATATTCCAGCATGGAAGAGAAAGGTTAACGAAACTAAGGGACCAGAGTTTTACTAGGAGGGATTATGCCGAGATATGACTATCAATGTGATACGTGTGAATATGTCGAAGAGATTGTAACGGATTGGGAGAATAAACCGATTGGTAGGCTTTGTAAGAATTGTGGGCAGATTAATTTTGCTCGTGCGATGAAGCCGATCATAAGTAGAGTTAGGATTGGACATATTGATTCTGGGCGTCTTCAATCGGTGGCATTTGGTAAGGAGTTTAAGAACGAGAAGGATATGTTGCACTACGCCAAGCATCATGGGTATGAGCCGCTTGAGAATGCTTCCCTAGAATCTGTTCAAAAGTCCTTTACCGACTATAATAAAATAAAAGAAGATGAGAGGCTAAAGAACCTTTCAGAGGGAATTGAGTGGAATCAAATTTAGATTTTAAAGAACAGTCCCCCGAAGCCCAAGCTACCGTCGATTTAGTTAATAAATTATTTCAAAAAGCTAAGAAAGCCCGAAAAGTTAAGCAGAATAAGTGGGAGGAGAACTTTGAGTTCTACCTTGGCAGACAGTGGCCCTATCGACGGCCCACATATAGGCATTCGGAAGTTGTTAATCTCATATTTGCGGCGGTTGAATCCGTCGTTCCTATTTTAACGGATAATCGTCCTCAGATTACGTTTATCCCAGAGGACATTGATGATCGTGATTTAGCAGAGGCTTTAACTAAGATTGCCGATTCGGACTGGACCCGTGAAGGTTGGTCCCATGTTTTAGGTGACATAATAAAGACGTCATTGATTTATGGGACTTCGGTCGGAGCTTTGGAGTTTGATCCAACTCAGGATGAACCAGAGGGTAAGATTGTATTTCGGTGCGTGGATAACTGGGAAGCTTATCCCGCCCCTAGGGCTAAAGACATAAACGATGGCTCATGCCCTTACTTTATTGAGGCAATGACTATCCCTCTTGAAGAGGCTCGTGCGATGTTTCCCGACCTGGCTCATATGATTCAGGGCTCGGCACAGACAGGCGTGCCCTCTCGATATGAGAAGTCTGATTTCGATACGACGCTAAATGCTAATGCTATTCGATCGAACGACGCTACAGATGATGCGGCTACCGCGTTCACCTCTCAGGAAGCCGAGAAGATTAAAGATTCAATGCTTATTAAGTGTTACATCCAAGATGAATCTGCCGAAGAGGTAGAGCAGATTGCTTGTAATCATGATGGCTCTAAGAAAAAAGACGCCAGTGGTAAGTACATCACTGAAAAAGTTCAAAAGAAGAAATACCCAAACGGTCGTTTAATCGTAATCATTGATGACCTTCTCGCCTTTGATGGGGATAACCCTTACTTCGATGGCAAGCATCCTTATGCTCGTCTGATCGACTATCAAGTACCTAATGAGTTTTGGGGTATCGGTGAGGTGGAGCAATTAAAGAGCCCACAAAAGATGATCAACCGGCTTCTCTCCTTCATGATGGATACGGTTGTTTTGATGGGTAATCCGATTTGGGTAGCTGACGTAGGCGCCATTGATACGGATCAGGTCACTAATCAACCGGGATTAATTGTAGAGAAGACTCAAGGCTCAGACGTTCATCGAGAGCCTGGTGTTGGAATACCTGGTAACTTCTTATCTGTTTATCAACTTTGCATAGATGCTTTTGATCGCATATTTGGCTCGGGGGAGATTTCTCAAGGCTCGGCTCCTGGTGGGGTTACATCCGGTATTGCACTGGATTCTCTACAAGAGGCAGCGCAAACGAGAATTCGTCAAAAGGCTCGTAACTTAGAGAAGTTTTTAAATGAGATTGGGACGCTCTATGCGTCAAGGGTGCTGCAATTTTACAACACGCCACGATTGATTACAATTAACTCTGAGGGTGAGGGGCTTAACATCAAGCAGTTTAAGTTCCAGATTAATCAAGACCCAGAAAATGTGGATTTCTATGTGGCGAAAGTTACAGAAGTGGTTCCGCAAGACCAAGCGCAAGCTCAAGAAGGCCAAACTAAAATATTTCGTACTAAGGGAATATTTGATGTCCGAGCGACTGTAGGCAGTAACCTTCCGTTTGCGAAGAGAGCTAAAGCGGACACGGCGATGAAATTATTTCAATTAGGTGTTTTAACACCGAAGAGATTATTAAAAGACTTAGACTATCCTCATGCGGATGAGATAGTTGGAGAATTGGAAAAACAACAAGCTGCTCAAGCGCAAGCTCAAGCGCAACAAGGGGGAAAATAATATGGCAGATAGAAAAGTAGTACCAGGAGCGCCCGCTGAGCCAACAGCAGCGCAACCAGCCGAAGGTCAGGCTTCTCAAGACCAAGTTCAGCAATTAGCTGATGCAATTTCAGGAGCACTTTCTGACATTGTTAGTAAAATGCAAAAAGTTTTGATGGCGCTTCAGAAGATGGGCGTCAATCCTGAGGATCTTCAAATGGTCGCTCAAGCTTATCAAATGTTTGAATCAAAAGTTTCAGAGGTTCTCGGTGTTGGTGGTGAAGAAGCCCCCGAACAAGAAGAATCTCAACCAGCAGTCGTCTCTCAAGAGGGCGGCGCTACTGGTAAACCTGTATAAAAGGAATTTAAATGGAAAATAATACACCTGAAGCCGCACCGACAGAAGATGTCGATGCGCTACTTGAAAGTGTTTATAAGCCAGAAGCTCCCACACCCGTAGCTGAAGCTCCTCAGAAGACTGCGCCAGAAGCGCCAGCTCCTAAGAAGTTTACGCTTAAACGTGGGAATGATGTTTTTGAAAAAGACGAGACAGAAGTCTTAAGCCTTGCACAAAAGGGTTTAGATTATGATCTCAACAATCGCCTACTCCGACAGGAGCGCGAACTATTAGACTTAAAAAAGAAAGAACTGGGTGAAGTCGACCCAGAGCGGATAAAAGTTTGGAAGCAATACGACGAGTTCGCTGCTTCAAGGCCAGAGTTCGCAGAAGCTGTACTTAAAGAATATCAGCGCCTTCAAATGGGTCTCACCCCAGAGCAAGCTGCCAATCCTTTAGTGGATAAGGTAACTCGCCTTGAGGCTGAGCTAAACCAATTTAAGTCGGTTGCTGAGAAGCAAAAGTTACAGAAAGAAGATCAAGAATTAGATCATGCTATCAAGGAGACGCGCACCAAAGTTCTCCCAGAAATAAACTGGGAAGCTGCGGATGAGCATGGATTTACGAACGAGCATAAAGTTCTTCGACATATGACAGACAATGGTTTTCCAACCTTTAAAGCTGCAGCGCTTGATTTATTTGCTGAAGAAGTAATGAATCAACGTGCACAAAAAGCAGCTGAAAAAGCTCTAGAAGATTTACAGTCTAAATATAAAAAAGGCTTAGTGCTTAATAAGCGGATTACGGAACCTAGTTTTGTTAAGACGACTAAATCCATTAGAGACACCACATATGATGAACTCCTCCAGCAGAGCATGAACGAGTTAGGGATAGGAGGATAACATGGCCCTTACTTACGACCAAATCAGTGCAATCACTGAGAAAAACTTCATTAAGAAGTTGGTCGATAATATTTTCCGATCGAACGTTCTCACAGAGAGAATGCTTCGAAAGAACACAGTGAAGCTTGCCGGTGGCGAGCGCATTGTACAACCAGTAATGTACGCACAATCATCTTCGGATGTTTGGTTTCAAGGAGCAGAAACTCTGAATACGACTGACGTCGAACAATTCAGCGCTTTCGAATTCCTTTGGAAGCAAGCTCAAGTGCCGATCAGTATCAC